TGCTGCCAGTATCGATCCTGTCGCGCCCGTGCCTGTGTGGTAGAGGCCGGTCGCGGGGTCGGTGGCGAAAGAATATGAAGGAGCTGTAACCGAGCCATCGCCGACTTCTATGATGCTGTTCGGCATCAAAAGCCCCATATCGCCGAAAGTTACATTGTCGGGAAGATAATAATAAGTAGACCACACGCCGTTCGTCGTCGTATTGTCGGTATTCACGACGATCATGTATCCTCCTAAAACCACCGTATTCACCAAAGTCGTTCCATCGTTCTTGTAAATCGTGACAACGCCCGTTGAATCGTTGTCAAACTCGTATTGTTCGCCCGCCGTCAGATAAGTCGCGGCGGGCAGATTGAAGGTGACGGTATTCGTGCCTGTTATTTTTTGCACGCGCCCGCTTCCGTAAGTCAAAGCGATTGTCTGTCCCGAAGAAACGACGGGCGTGGTCGTGACGACGACATTGTTAAAAGCCCCGTTTCCCGCGCTGTCGCGCAAAACCAAACTGCTACCCGTATTGACATAAGAGGCAAGCAGTCCGTTTTTCAAAGTCAGCGAGTTCGTGCCGTTCCATTGCGGAACATAGCTGTCTGTGTTTGTCGCGGGGCCGATGACGTTCCCCGAACCGCCGCCCGCGCCGATGTTAGCCCACGAACCGCCGGAGTTTTTCCATTGAATCGTTCCCCCGTTGTCTCGGAAGCCGTAGCCCATAGAGCCGTTTAGGGTGTTGAAGTTTATGTAGTGGTTGGAACCGTTAATCAAAAGATCCCAGCCCGAAGGGTTGATCATCTGTATGTAGGTTCCTAAAATATCTTCCCAGCAATTATCCGTTCTCGCCATAGGAAAACTTCTTAAACGGTATAAGCAACGCCAGCTTGCGCGTATTTCGCTTTGATGATAGCTTCGCGGTTATTCAACGCTTGTTTGGCGGCGGCGAGGTCAAACTTCGCTTTTACAAAGCCGTCTTTTTCTGTCTGTTGAGCCAAAATATCAGCATCAAGTTGCGCTTTCGCTTTGGCCTGTTCGTCATGCGCGGCCGAGAGCGAAGCGATGTCCGCGTCGAGGGACGCGACCTTGTCGGACTTCGTCTTGATGTCCGCGTCGAGCGAGGCTGATTTCGTTTGTTTCACGGCGATGTCCGCGTCGAGGTCGTCGGACGCTGTCCGCTTATCGGCCAGTTGCGCGATAGCCGCGGCGTGATCGGTTGTCGCGGTAGCGATCTTGGCTTGCGCCGCGCCGAGCGCGTTTTGCGCCGTCGCGTGATCGCTCTTTACTCCCGAAAGTTTCGCCTCGATGTCCGCGAGTTCCGCTTTCGCCGCGGTCTTCAGCTTCTCGCCTTCGGCTTTTACCGCGTCGAGCGCGGCGTTCGCCGCCTCAAGCAGGGTTTTATGGTTCTTCTTATCTTCCTCGATCTCGTTTTTGAGCGCGACAAGCGCGTCGAACGCTTTGGTTTTTTCCGCGACAAGCGCATTGAGGTCGGATTCAAGCCCGCTTTTTTTCTGATTAAGAGAAGTCATCGCGTAGTCGGCGTTCTTTTGCGCGTCGGCGGCCTTCGCCGTGATCGCGCCGAGTTCCGCGCTTTTAGCCGCGTGATCCTTTACCGCCTGTTCCAATAGCCCGCGCTCGCGGTTAAGCGCGGCGGTCGTTTCGTCGAGCTTTTTTTGAAGCTCGGAGAGAACTTCGTTCATAAAATTATTCGTTAGAATAGGTCTTGAGATTCAAAGTGATATTGCCCGCCGAGTAAACCGTGATCGTCGCGCAAATCCACCGCAGGCCGTTCGTGTTAACCTCGTACATGCCCACCGCGTCCGTTCCCGCGTAGACGATGCCGACATTTCCGTTCACGGTCGAGTTGTCGTTGTAATTTTTGACCTGGACATACGACCACGGATTCGTGACGGAAGCCGAGGAGGAAAAAGTCGGGCAAGTGTCGGCTTGCGAACCCTGAATCTGAATCGTGAAGTTCGCGCTGTTCGCCGAGGAAAGCGTGAGCAGAAGGTGCTGGTAATCCTCGACCATCTGCGGCGTACCCGTTCCTGTCGCGCTCGCCGCCCTAAAAATTATCTGTTCCGTTTGTACTGATCGCATAATGCGTGTTGTAAAAAATTATTCGCTTATCGCCGCGCCCGCGAAGGCGCGGAGAAAATGAACGATTTTTAGGTTGTTTCCGTCGGATTGGAAGGCGGATTCGGAACAGGAGGCGCGACAGGCGCGGCGGGTTCCGTTTCCGGCGTGGTTGTTTCGTCGGGGTTCATATTAGGTGGTCGGGGTTAAGGCGATAGACGAAGTGTTGGCTCCCGATACGATTCCCACCATGCGGACATTGGTGTTGCCGACGGCGGATGTAGCCACCTTGGAAACGCCCATGAAGGCGCAAGTATCGAGATCGAGGAAGCCGGAATCGGTGAGGTTCGATTGAACGCCCACGGCCAAGGTTGCGCCAGTCGAGTTGTTGAAGTTCTCGAAGGTGCAATTCTTGAAAAGCACTTCGCGGTCGATGTCGCCGTTGGCATTGACCTTAACGAAGACATGGGTGGTTTGAGCGGGCGAAGCCCAGGTGCGGACAATGCAGTTGCGGAAGACCGAACGCCGAGCGACCGCGCCGTTGATGGTCGAGATGTCGATGACCTTGCCGGCGACGGTCTGAATAACGGTATCGTCGCCGATCTGGCAATCGCGGTACTCGGAAGTGTCGCCCGCAAGGTGCAGGGCGGAACCCGAAGCCGATGTGAGTTGCGCCGAACCAAGCGATTGGATCGAGCAATTCTCGACGAGCAAACCGTCCGGCGATTCGTCTTGGAATGTCGTGATCGACTGCGTGACGGTGGAGCTGTTCATCATTTTGACTCCTTGGAACGAACAGCCGTTGCCCGTAGTGCGGATCATCGCAACATTAGATGATCCCGAAGAGAGCGCCATCGTAACCTTCGTGCGCTGATCTTGGATGCGGCGGACTCCCAAAAGCCAATCCATGCTGATGAAGTGAACCCTGTTATTCGATACCGTGAGCATCGACGGCAGAACATGCGAGCTGTTGGAATCGAGAACGATGACATCGTTTTGTCCCGAAGTCGTCGCCGCGTAAGCGGTCGGAATATCGGTATAAACGCGGTCGAATCCGTCCTCGTCGCCGCCCCACCAGTTCTTCATATCCGCGCTCCATGCGTCGCCCGAAGGACAAACATAGAAAACGCGGCCGGGAGTAAAGGGAAGCGAAACGGCGAGGCGTCCGAACTTTGAGAAGGCATTTTTAGCCATAATACGGTTTTCGTATATCTAGGTTGAATAAGTTTTGCCGCCGTCCTAGTCAAGCGGCTCGTTCATTACGGAGATACCGGCAAAGCGGCGACAATACCCTTGCCCGAAACGATGGCGATGAAGTAGCTCATGCGCACGCCGTAAGTCCAGTTGTCGTTGTGGAAGTCCTCGCCGTTGTTGCCGGCGGCCGGGGTCTTCAAGTTCGGAGCTTCGGCTTCGCCGTAGTATCCTTGCCAGCCGTTAATGCCTTGGTTGGTCGCGCCCAGGAACCACCAGCGGCGCTTGGTCGTATCGACCGCGCCAACGGCGGTTGTCGCGAGCTGGTGCAAGATGATGTGGTTGTATCGGCCTTTGTGCGTGTTGATGACGCCGGAGTTGGAAGTATCGACATCGGCGGACGAGAACAGGAGCTTCTTCACTTCGCGAATCGTATTCGGATCGTCGGAAGTGATGATCGTGCCGAAATCCATGTACCGCTTTTCGCCGAAGTTCGAGTAAATCTGCGTCACGGCGATAAGCTCGGCTGACTCAATTGCGCTTTGCGAGAAGGTCGGATCGCCGGTCACCTCGTTGTTGTAGGTAGTCGCGCTGAACTTCAAGGGGTGCGAGCCGTAGATCATCGGATTGCCATCGCCCATCGTAAGATCGACGGACTGCCCGTCCATATCGACATACGAGCTGGCGTTGCAGAAAGTGAAGCGGTGGGTGAGGTCAAGTTCGACGCGCTGGGGGCAAAAGTCGTTAAGCGTCGTAAGCTGGCCCGTGACCTGCGGGAACTTGTTGAAGTTGCGCATTTCCCAAGTGATGACCACTTCGCGGGCGATGCGCTTAACCGTAACGACCTTGTTATAGCCGATGCCGACCTGCGCGGCGGAGGCGTTCTGTCCCTCGCGCTTTAAGAGCGCGTAGGTTTCCGTATCGACCTCGTCGTAGCGGCGAGTGTCGCCCGTGTTCTTCGGCACGGGATCGTTGATGTAAAGCTGTTTTGCGTACATCGGAAAGTTCTTCTGGCGCAAGAGGAAAGTTTTTTCCACAAGGTCGGTGAACTCGGAGAGCGTTACCGATGAAAGCAACGGAGTTGATCCGGGCATAAATTATCAAGTTTAATGGGTGGGTTAGAATTATGACAAGTTGATGTACTCCTGAGCGCCGTTGATCGAAACGACGGCCTTGGCGGCGGAAATGAAATCACGAATCGTGACCTGATAGTGCGAAGTGCCTCCGGCGTTCACCGAAGTCGCGTCATAAAGGTCGCGGCGAGCGCCGATCATCGCGGTCGTGAGCGCGGTGCCGGAATAAACATCGGCGGTAAAACGGGTCTCCACCGTCGGAATGATGACGGGAATGTAAGTGTTCTGCGCGTAATCCAAATCGGTGGTGGCAACGGTGCGAAGTGAAACACCTTTGATGGTGGTTGAAGTCGATGCCGAGTTAGTGTACGCGCCCGAGCCATCGGCGGACACGACATTGCCGACCAAGATGGCGACCGACGCGGTTTTAGGAACCCACTCAACGGTGAGCGGCCCCGATTGATAGACGAACATAATTATGCGGTCTTATAAGAGTAAAAAACGATTTTTGCCTTGATTCGCGCCTATAAAAAAACGCGAAACAAAGGCATTGAGCCAGAGTTCGCGTTTTTTTACATGGTTTAGTCCATGAGCCGAACTGCCCTTTTTTAACGCGGAGGGATACCTCGCAAATTGTGCTCTTATTTTACCACGCAATTATTACCTGTCCAATAGCCGCCTGTTCAGTTCGCCCAGCTTCATGTCGGCTATATCCGATCCGAAGGTCTTACGCGCCAGCTTATCGAGGTTCGCGTTCATGCTCTCGATCACCAGATTAAACGCGAAATCGTAAGGTTGCAACGCCAACTGCTTGATGTAATTGACATACGAAATAGGCACATTGGCTTCCAGCATGATGCCTAAAATCGCCTTGGCCAGGTTATCATACGCCTTGAGCGCGTTCTCGCGTCCCACCGCGCCCATTGCAATATCGGGATAGCTTCCGATAAGCGCAATCGCCACCTTCGCAAGCGGTATGCAGACATCGTCGCGCTCCTTGGTAAGGTCGGGTTCGGGCGGAAGCGACGAGGAGGTAATGCTATCGCCGGAAGGCGGAATACCGGTCGCTTCTTCCAGCGTCTTTTTTTCTTCATCGGCCATATTATAGGTTCACTTTACGCGCTTTAATTATTTTTCCGTCCGGCAACTCGACGGTATAGACGGGCGTTTTCATAACGACCTTGAGCGGCACGGTATCGCCCGTCCGCAAAGTCGTGTAATTATCGACCACCGCCGACTTGATCCGCCCGTAGACCTTGGTCGCATCGATGAACTCCTCCTTGGCCACCTTGCCGATCATCGTTTCAAGTCCATAGAGCACCGTCTTGTACGAAAGCCAGACCGGTTCTTCTTTTCCGCCGCGATCAATGATGCACCGCACCCATAGCTCGGGATCATTGTTGCTGTCGCGCCGTTCCTCGCTCTTATCGACATCGACGATGATATTTCCCTCGTAGGACTTGACGGCGACTTCTTTGAAAGTCGGCGCGTCCAGCTCCATCGGCGTACCGAGCGCGATCTTCGACAACGCCTCGATCTTTTTTTCCATCGCCGCGAGTTGCGCCTTGAGCGAAGCGTTTTCCGCCGTTTCGCGGCCTTCCTTGGTGCGCTTGTCTATTTTCGATCCTTCGCTTTGATCTCCTTCGTTTATAATTTCAGGCATACTTTTATTTTAGCGGTAAGTTAAGCGCCGCCGCCATCGCTTCGCCGTCTTCCGTTTCGATGAAGGTCTTTCCTTTCGGCTTTTGCGGAGCCGATCCGCCGGCGTTAAGCGCCGCGCCCACGGGGTTAAACGACTGCGCCTTTACGCCGTGCGCCAAGCGCAACGCTTTTTCGGCCTTTACCGTGATGGCTTCGCGGTCATTTTCTTCGCCCGCTATCGAAGACCAGCTTTCCTCGATGGCTTTGGCGGCCTCGGCGTCACCCCCTGATAGCCGCGCCAGCTCGGATCGCTTATGCAATGCCAGCTCTTTTGACTTAAACGCCAGCGCGTCTTCCTCGATCTTTTCCTGGCGGCGCTGGAGTTCTTTTTCCTTTTCGGTCATGCGGTCAAGCTCGTCCTCGGTCATCTCGCGCAACTTCTTGAAGTTCGTGTCTTTTTCTTTCAGCCGCACGATCTCTTTTTCTTTTTCAGCGAGCTGTTTTTGCAGTTCCTCCATCTGTTTTTTTGTTTCTTCGGGAATGATATTCTCAATCTTTTTGTTCTTGTCTTCCTCGAATACCGGCATATTTTACACTACGCTATATTTATTAAACTCTTCCGATCCTTTTTTCCTTTTGTCGCAATCGACCGCGTACGACTCAAGTATTTTTTTTATAAGCGCGGCGGCGTTCAGCGTTCCCCGCGCCAGGTTGATGTCGTCCGGCGTTCTCGCGCTTTCGATCACGAGATCGCGCTGTCCTTCGCTTATCAAGGCGAGCAGCTCGCCAAGAAACTTGTTATCCTTGAGCGCGGCCATGCCTTCGAGAAACGCCATATAGTCCGCCGAACCGTCGTCCTTGCGCACCGCAAAAGCCGCCGGGACGAGCAGGCGATAAGCAAGGCGCGTGGCCTCGACAATATCGCCGCCCGTCTTAATGAACAACCATCTGCCGATTTTATTTATCAGATTTTTCATTATGGTTTCACGGGCTTTTTACCGAGTTTCTGCCCCATGCCCATCGCGGCCATAAGCGCGTTGGTCTTGGCGGCTTTCTTCATGCCTTTCTTAAATCCTTTTGCTTTCTTCATAGCATAACACCTGCCTTTCTTATCGCATCCCGACCGGACTCAATAATTGCTTCATAGCCGGTTTGCTAACGGCGTTCTTAATGCCCTTGGGCGGCGCGGAACCGCCGTCGGGTTTTTGCGCCATCGGCGGCTCTTGCAACCCCTGCTGTGCGCCTTGCGCCGGATTCATCGGCTGTCCGTCCGGCCCCAGCTGCTGTGCGCCGGGGCTTTGCTGCAGCTTGCTGTCATCGACAAAGAACTTGTTGCGATCCTCTTTCATGTACGCGGCGAAACGATCTTTGAGGTAGCTGAAATTCAGCGATTGAGGGCCGAAGATCGTCGCCGCGTCGCGGATGTTCTGAACAAACATCGTCCGTTGCAATTCGCTTGTGTTCTGTTCGGTGGGCTGGATCGTGATGAACCACGATAATTTTGCCGAACGCAATTCCTCGGGATCGACGTAATAAAGGCGCGTCGGCTTGTTGTATTTCGCGGTGTACAGCTTTTCCTCGTCTTTGATCTGCTGCGACGTGGCGTTTTTGGCCATCGTCGGATTGAACTCTATGACTTTCAAGCCCTCTTGGCCGTCGTCAAGATCGTCTTGAACGGTGACGGTGCGGTAAGTTTTTTTGATCTGGTTGCGGACGGAGTCGAGCTTTTCATTTACCGGCTTCGTCCAGTTGGCGACGATGTTGTAGACGCGCAGCCAGTTCATCTGCTTTTCAAGCTGTACCACGCCCCAGATGATCTGCCCCAGCTTCGCAAGCTGGGCTTTCTTCTGCTCCAGGAGTTCGGTGGCCGTCATCTTCTTGCCGGTCGTGCCTTGATAGGCGGCGTTGATCGTCTTGTTCGCCATCACTTCGTCGAGATACTGCATGAACTCAAGCTCTGCGCTGGTAACGCCCGTCGGCTCGATGATCGGCGAAAGTTTCGTCGGATCGATGTTGTCATGCACCGAAAACGGATAAAGCATCGAGGCCTTGAACTGTTTGCCGGTATTGTTCGCCATCGGCGGCCCGAAACTTTGCTGGGTTTTCAAGATCGCGAGCTTCAGCATCTCATCGGCCACCGCCTGATCGACTTTGGTCTTCGCCGGGATGCCTTTCGGGTAAGCGCAAAACGGAATCACCTCGCCCATTCCGACGCCGATCGGATACTCGCCGGACGGCGAAACTTCCGAAAGCGGATAGCCGACAGGAAGCATCGGCACGCCGTTCAAGTAAAGCTGGAAAACATTGTTGGGCTTGTCAAAAACTTTCAGCACTTCGACCCAGTCGCGGCGGGTCGTAAGCAAAGTCCAATCGCGGAAGATAATTTCATCGGAAGTGTCGGATAGCGTATGGACGATCCGCTTCGGAACATACTTCCATCGGTTCCATGCGCCGTAAAGCTCGCGGGCGCGTTCCCACGGGATCTCTTCCACCAAAAACACGCCAGGCTGCTGCCTGATGTCGGGTTGCCGGAAATCTTCCAAATAAACCTTCGTGCCGGGAATCATGGTCGCGGTGCAAACACCATCGAGCTTGACGATCTTGTCGCTCTTCAGCTTGAACTTGTCGGTATTGACGCCGTCTTTCCAATCGTATTCGACCACCTTCTGCCGCATGTACGGCTCAAACCACGATTCGAGGATAAAACAAATGCCTTGCGCCAGGCACTCGCGATAAATAAAAGGCCGTTTAAAATCCCAATCTTCGATCTCCCGCGACTTCTTGACTTCGCTTTCCAGTATCTCGCCCATCTCGTAAAGCGGCGCGTCGGTTTCGTCGAACGGAATGATCGTCGGCTCTAAATTGTACTGCAATAAAGTCGATAAAAGCGTGTTGGTCTTCTCGCGGGTCGTGCCGGTCACGATGCGCATGTCCTGCGGATTCTTTTTTGACGGCAAATAAGCGTTATCGGCGACCTGATTCGTTTCGTAATAAGTCAGATAATCCATGTCGTCGAACTCGGGGTGCGAGGTATCGCGCACCATCTGCGCGTCGCGCATGCGGCTGATGTGGCGGTCGCGGTCTTCCATTTCATCATGGGAAAGGTTCGGGTATTCTTCCGCGCCGCGTTCTCTTGACCAGTCGGCGATGGACATGACGCTTTTTTGGCTTGTATCGTTTGGCATAAGTTTAAATCACCGCGTAAGGATCGAATTTTTCCATCGGGAAACCCGTGAAGTTCTGGCTGCTTTGCGGATATGATAACGGCTGTTTGTCTTTGCAGTCCCAAACCGCGAGCGCGAGCGACATGACGCGGTCGTCGTGCATGCCTTCGGGAACAGCCATCCTGATCTTTCGGCTGGCCGTCATCTCAAAACGGAATGATTCCAATTCGCTGATAAGGCCGTCATCATCGGGTATCTTTATCTTGCAATTTTCCAACATGATCGACAGGTGTTCGAGCAAGTTATTGCGCGTCTGTTCGGTAAAGGCGTAGCCCTCGACGCGGTTCAATCCCTGATGCAGCAGATCATCGACGATCGGATCGCCTAAACCCGTCTTGTCGATAAAGGTTCTTGGAATCGATGCGCCGCTGTGCTTGTAATAAGCCGCCTCGATCCGCGCTTTCTGCAAACCCCAATCGACTTGATTGAAACGATCTTGTTGGCCGGCCCTGAAAGTGTTGAGGTCAAAAGGCGTGATGACCGTCCAATCCTGATACTTGCCAAGATCAACGCCCAGCTGGTAGCTGTGCGCCGGGTCCGGCGTTAAAGGCGCGTTCCACAGGCATGACCGCACATTCCTGAACACCTGCGTGGCCGAACCGATAAAAGCGCACTCCATTTCCTGATCGTAAAACGCCTGCGTCGTCGTTCTTTTCATGTCGTCGAGCGACGCATTGTCGATCAAGCCGGACTGCGACGCCTTTAACATAAACGCGCTCCAGTTCGGATCGCCGGAAGACGCCGCGTAGCGGTACTTTTGAGCGAAGTCGTTTTCGCCTTTCGGCGTTCCAAGGAACCAGCACCACGATCCTTTCGCCGCCGACGCCGTCATGATCGGCTGTATCACGCCGTTCCAAATATCGGGATTCTGATCGCCGTATTCGTCGAGCATGACGCCGTAGGGGTTCGGGCCTCGCAAGCGGTCGGGGTCTTTTGACCCGAGCACATACAGGATCGAACCGTTGGGGAACTTGACCATCAAGTCGCTGTTGTTTCTTTTCGCCCACACTTCGGGCGGAATATAGCGCGGCAACATGTCCGGCGCGTCCCAAATCGTCTTCTTCGCTTGTTCGCGTTCCGGCCCGACATACCAGTAAGTGTCCGGCCGATAATAGCACCAGCGTACCAGTTCGTTTACCGCGAGCGTCGTCTTCCGCGCTTTGCGATGCCAGACAATCACGATGTAACGCGACGGACAGCGCAAAACTTCGAGGTGGTGCGGTTCCGGAGTAAAGTTAAACGGAATCTTTCTCTTTGCCATCGCCGTCTTCGTTTCCCGCATCGTAATCGTCGAACGCCTGGCAAATGCCGTCGTAGGCCTGCACCGCTCGCTTTCCGTCTTCGGTCATCGGATCAAGGATCGCATCGCAATCGGCGAGGATCTTTTTGGCAATCGCAACGCCGCCGATCGATGACGGCAAGATGTCAATCGTCGCTTCGGCGTTCATTATTTCGGTTAAAGCGGCCATTAGCTCTTTCTTTTTTTCTTCCGGCAATTTTAAAAACTTGTATTGGCCTCCGTTTGTTTCAAACTTGCCGCCTTCATCGCGGTCGGCGTATTTTTCCAGCAGCTCGATCCGTTCTTTTTCAAAAGCGATTAAAGACGGCTGTACCGCGGCCAGAAACTTTCCGAGCTGCCGCCGTTCGCTGGCTCTTAACGGTTTTGATAGCCACTGAAAAAGAAAGTTGAGGTAATAATTTCGTAACACGATTTTTCCGACTTTAATGTCTGTCATATCTTTCTGGCATAGGCCTGGAAGCCGCCAGGATTACATTAGCGCGTTTTTAGTCCGTGAAAGGTATTTAATTGATTGATTTCAGTCCATTGCGGCGAATGATACGGCGGCCATTCCGCGTACAGCCCCGAGTACAACATTTCCATTCCTTGATCGACGGCGTTTTCCAAATCTTTTTTTTCTTTCAAACTTTTGTAATCGTTATTTATCTTCATATTTTTTTTTATCAAGTTTTATTTTGTCGCCGCTTCCGAACATGACCAGCTCGATCTTTTCATCGCCGGAAGTAATATCAACTCCGGTTTTTTCCCGCTTGTTGTGATCGGACGATAACAAGAATTTTGCAAGGTTCGCATTGTACCCGTCAGAGAGTCCATTTTGCGCTAAAATTCGCTCGCCTTCTGCTTTGATTTTTTCAAAGAGTGCTAAAAATTCAGGATATTCTTCGCACCAATTTATCATCGTCTGATGATTGACATCCAAAAATAATCCAAAGCCGTTGATCGTCGGTGGTTGTGGAATCGGAACGCTGGTTCCGTTGGAAAGATAACGCTTCAACGGATGTTTATCGCAATAATCCAAATATGTTTCCGCTTTCTCAAAAAGTTCGGGCGTGTATTTTGTCGGTCTCCCCACCACCATAATTATTTTTTTTTAAAATTATTTTCTCGCGCCCGTGAAGGGCGTTCGGTCTATCGAACCGAGAAAAGGGGGTCTTAAAACGGTTCGGATAGCAACCGGCTAATGGCCGTCATGTGGACGGACGTAAGAAAACAATCAGCCCATTCTTAACCGCACCTTAACATCGTCAAAAAAAAACACAACACCGAGATCTTGTTAATAATAATCAAGCGGCGAATAATACGCCTAATACGCCGTTTTTTTTATTTTTTTTTACGCCTTTTTTTACGCCGTTCCGGTAATCATGATATTCGGGAGCTGGGTAGGGGGGAGTAAAAGCCCGTTTGTTAGACGGCTTTTTAAGATAACGGCAATAGGCGGTATTTGTATTGGGCCACCGTTGTTTCCATTGCTCTCCTCGCCGCGCCTTGGCACGGATCGGGTACGCTCTTTATCGCCATGGAAATTATCTCGCGATAGAGACGCGCTTGATATTCGGTATGCTGGTCCCCACGATCCTGCGTGGGTGCATCGGTCGTACCAAGTCCTTACATTTAAGGCTACGGCGGGAGGCTGTAAGGTTCGCCCACCTGGCCCCGCTATGGCTATTGTCTTTAAAAAGGCAATGTATCGCCTTCTACCCAAAGGTAAAGTAAAAAGGAATACAATGCTTTTTTTAAAGTTTTTATGTATAAACAACGAAAAAACCGCAATCTTAATTAAAAGACGCGGTTCGTTCGATATATGCTGTCCAAAGACAACAATTCAAATTGTAGCGTTTAATAAGCATATATGTCCGTAGCTTACAGCTATGAAGATATATACTCAACGCCCTTAAAAACTATCATAATCCTTAATGTTTTGTCAAATATCGAAAGTTATGAACATTATCCCAACCGACTTTTCGGGCGATATTTAAAAAAGATGCTGTGGATAAAGTTGTTTAGCAAATGTTTATAATGATTGATTCTAAACCACCATACCCTTGATATAATGGCTATATTAAGCCATAAACTAACTCATCCACACCCTACCCCTTGACAAGTATTTCATATCATGTTAAAGTATATCTGTAAGGAGTTCATTGACAACAGGAAAAACTAATTCAAACAAAGGCGCGGCTTAACGCGCCATAAAGAAAAAACCTATGTCAATGCACATCGAAGCACTTAACAAAACAATCGACTTGTCGCTGATTG